ACTTCGCTCATTTTTACGCAGTTCAGACAAAAAAGTGCTAGGGTCTTTTTATGCCTAATCCAGCGACCCCACTTGAAATCAAACGCCTTACAGGAAACCCGGGAAAGCGCAGCATGCCCGATGCTTCCGAAACAGTGCCTTTGCAGGGCGGATACCGCGAACCACACCAGCCTCTTGACTGGGCAGGTCAGCTTTTGTGGGACAGGGTTTTCAAGATGGGAAAGACTTGGGTGGCAGAGAGCGATGTCGAACTTCTGCTCATCACCTGCAAGCAACTTGACAGGCAGGTGCAACTAGAAACTGTCTGGCAGCAAGACCAGTCGGACTTTCATGTGATGCGACAGTTGTTAGAACTTGAGAAGGCGATTGTGTCAAACCTTGGTTTGCTTGGGATGACTGTGGATGCTAGAGCCAAACTCGGCCTTGCAGAAATCAAAGCACAGTCCGCTTTTGAAAAGCTCATGTCTGAAAGGGCGTAATGTACCCGCCACAATTGTTGACTCCTGTTCCGCAGGAGGCAGTAGAACGCGGAGATGGTGATTTCCTGATTCGCTTCACTGAAGCCTTCGGCACAATCGTAAAAGACTCGGTGGCAGGTAAGTCAGGTCAGAAACTAATCCTGCGTGACTGGCAAAAGAGCCTGCTCAAAGATTTGTTTGCTAGAGACGAAGATGGCGGACTAAGACACCGCATTGGCCTTGTGGGGATGCCCCGGAAGAACGGCAAGTCGGCACTCGGTTCGATAATCGCTGCTTTCGGTCTTATGGACATCAAAACACAGGGCGCTGAAATTTACTCGGTAGCAGCTGACCGCCAACAGGCGCGAATCGTGTTCGAAGACACTAAGCGCATGATTCAGAACTCTGAGCTGAACGAGCATGTGAAGATTTACCGCGATGCAATTCTCGTACCTGCCACGAACAATGTGTATCGCGTGCTATCAGCGGATGCGCCCCGACATGAAGGCCTGTCCCCTACGCTAGTCCTCTTCGATGAGCTTCACGCTCAGCCTAATCGCAAGCTTTGGGATGTTATGTCTCTAGCGCAGGGTGCGCGAGGTAAGCAAGCAATGATGATTGCGATTACAACTGCTGGTGTCAAGATTGACAATGAGGGCAGGGACTCAGTTGCCTTCACAAACTACAACTACGGCAAAAAGATAATCTCAGGCGAGATTGAAGACCCAACCTTCTTCATGGCGTGGTGGGAAGCACCGCCAGAGGCAGACCACCGCGAAATTAGCACTTGGAAGACCGCAAACCCCGGTTACGATGACATTTGTGCTGCTTCAGACTTCATTAGCTCGGTAAAAAGGACTCCTGAGGCTGAATTTAGGACAAAAAGGTGCAATCAGTGGGTTTCTAGCCAATCTGCATGGCTTCCGACAGGTTCTTGGGACAAATTAAAGCAAGATTTCGATATTTCGCCCGAAGAAGACTATGTTTTGGGCTTTGACGGCTCTTATGCCAACGATTCAACGGCTTTATGCGCTGTAACTATCCCAAAAGGCGAAGAATTGCCAAAAGTCAAGCTTGTAAAGGTCTGGGAGAAGGATTTTGACCGCGATGATGACTCTTGGAGGGTTTCAATCGAAGAAGTCAAGCAAACAATCCTCGATTATGTGCAGGAATACCCTCAAGTAAGGGAAATTGTCTGTGACCCTTACCGATGGGCGGTCATGATGCAAGAATTAGAGGATTTTGGGCTGCCAATTGTCGAATTTAAGACAAATCTGTTGAATTTGATGATTCCTGCGACTCAAACAGCCTATGAAGCCATCATGGAAGAGCGTTTGGTGCATGACGGCAACCCAATTTTGACTAGACACCTAGACAACTGTGTAGTCAAGAACGATAATCGTGGTCAGAGGGTCACAAAAGAGTCTTCTACTTCAAAAAAGAAGATAGATGCCGCCGTAGCGTTCATTATTGCGTTTGATAGAGCTATGGCGAGTAGAATAGATGAAGGTGTGCCTCAATTCTTTGTTTAGGCGGTAGATTTTGGGTATTTTAGATAGATTGCTCGGTAGAGAAGAACGAGCTATTAGCTTCCAGACAGTCTGGGGGTCAGGCGGTGACCTAGAGATAGGTACGCAGTCATCAACGATTGTCAACGCTGATACTGCTTTTAGAATCAACGCTGTCTTCTCGGCAGTCTCGCTCATCTCTGACACGATTAGCACACTGCCTGTAGATTCCTACATTCGTAGAGACGGCGCTCGCTTTGCTTACCGACCTAAGCCTGTTTGGGTTGGCAAGCCAGATGTTGATACGACCAAGGAAGCTTTTTATGGTTCGGTTATCGTTAGCCTTCTTCTTGACGGCAATGCTTTTATACGCGTATTTTCCAATCGAGCTGGCGAGGTAACAAACCTTGTAGTTCTCAACCCAATGAAGGTTGAAATCAAGCGCAACGGCATTGGGCGCGTAATGTTCCAAGTTGAGGGCGAAGAGAAGCTACTCAGTAGCGATGAAATCGTCTTTATACCGGATGTAGTTCGCCCCGGACAGATTCGTGGTATCTCACGCGTAGAGGCTCTCAAAGACAATCTAGGCCTTGCCATGGCGCTAGAGAACTACGCCGCTCGATTCTTCGGTCAGGGAGCAACAACTCAGGGAATTATCGAGTACCCACACAAACTTACTCAAGAGCAGGCTGAGCAGCTACGCGAAAGCTTCGATGCACGCCACAAGGGTTGGAGAAGGTCACACCGCACAGGCATTTTGTCAAATGGTGCTAAGTATGTACAGACTTCGGTTGACCCAGAGAAGTCGCAGGCGCTTGATGCTCGCAGGATGGCTGTTGAGGATGTTGCACGCGCTTTCAATGTGCCACCACACCTACTCGGCCTACCCGGAACGACTTCCTACGCTTCGGTTGAGCAGAACAACCTCGCATGGGTTACACACTCGCTCAGGCCTATCGTACAGAAGCTAGAAACGGCCTTCAGCCCGCTTTTGGCACGCTACCCCGGTGGAGAGAACGCTTTTATCAAATTCAGCTTAGACGGCCTCCTAAGGGCTGACATCAACAGTCGCATGACGGCCTTCTCAACAGGCTTGCAGTCAGGATTCTTGACAATCAACGATGTGCGCCGTTTTGAAGACCTTACGCCAATTGATGACGAGTCAGCAAACACTGTTCGCGTACCTCTGGCTAATGTCAATGTTCAGGCAGCTAACCTGTCAGAGACTTCCGAGCTAGTTGACATGGCACAGCGCTTGATTCAGGTTGGCTTCGACCCAGCAGATGTACTTGCCAAGCTAGGACTGCCAGCTATGGAACACACAGGCCTGCCTTCGGTTCAGTTGCAGCCAACATCGCAAATTGACCCAGAAGACCCTAACTCGGAGTATCAGGTTCAGTAGGTAAGCATTGATTACAAACGGCAGAGTGAGTATCGGCACAGCGGCAACCGCTATAGATGGCGTGTATAACCAGCACGCGCACATCACTATTCACAATGACGATAACACCGATGCTGTTTACATTGGAGGCTCTTCAGTTTCAACGCTCAATGGCCTAACCTTGCAAAAGGAAGAAACTATTCAGTTCACCCTCGCACCCCTAGAGCAGCTTTATGCAATAAGCACGAAAGCTGGACACACAATTAGTTACCTAAGGCAGACAATCTAATGCCCTATTACATAACAGACACAAACCCAGATTGCAGTCGTTGGGCTGTTGAAAAAGAAGACGGCGAAATTATAAATTGCCACAACACTAAGCAAGAAGCGGTTGACCAGATGGTCGCCATCTCACTAAGCGAAGGAATTGAACCCGGCGGAGAGCGCAGCGAGAATCGCGCCGCACCCGGCTCGCTCAGAACAGGTGACTTTGTATCGTGGAACTCTTCAGGTGGCCGCGCTAGGGGTCAGGTAAAAGAAATTGTAGAAGACGGCACAATCAATGTCCCAGACAGTTCGGTTGAGGTTTCAGGCACGCCAGCAGACCCAGCTGCACTTATTTCTATTTGGGAGCAAGTAGAGGGTGGATGGCGCGAGACAGATGTGCGCGTAGGTCACAAGTTCTCAACACTCACTAAGATTGACCCACTACCAGAAGTTGAAGAAGACGAGGACGAGCAATCTGGTTCTCGTGAAGTTAGAGAAGTCAACCTAACCCCGCCAGCCTACATGCGAGCTGCTGCTCGTAGGGGACTGCGCTACTACGAAGAGGGCAAGGGCGGCGATGGGCTGGTTCAAAGGACGATTCGCGAGGCAAGAGCCATGGCAGCTGGCAATGTCTCTGCTGATAAATGGGTTAGGATTCGGGCTTGGATTGCTCGTCACCTTTCTGATTTGGACAGTCCCGCCGCCAATCCTGATTCAGACGATTTTCCTAGTGCTGGTGTAGTTGCACACCTGCTCTGGGGTTCAGGTGCTTCTAAGAGCGCAGCTAACCGCACCCTACGCTATGCCGAGGGAGTTGTTGCTAGACTTGAAGAGGAGAACCGAACGCTAATTAGCGTGAAAGGCAAAGAGATGGCAAAGATTGAAACCAGAGTCAGCACCCAGAAGTTTGAGGTGCGCGAAGACGGCGATGGGATGACATTTGAGGGATACGCCGCTGTGTTCAACTCACCAAGTCAACCACTGCCTTTCACAGAGAAGATTGCACCGGGGGCTTTCAGAAGGTCACTTCGTTCACGCAACGACATCAAGATTTTGTGGAATCACGACACTGGTTCGGTTCTCGGCTCTACACGCGCAGGCACTCTAACGCTCAGCGAGGACAACTACGGCCTCAAGGTGAGGGCAACCCTGCCTAACACGCAGCTTGGAAGAGACACAGCAGAGCTGGTAAAGCGCGGGGACATTGACTCTATGAGCTTTGGCTTCTCAGTGCCTTCTGGTGGCGATGAGTGGAGTTCAGATGGAACTGAGCGCACTCTGCGTTCGGTCAGGCTTCACGAGGTCAGCATTGTTGCTTTCCCAGCTTATGAGGCAACCGCAGGCACAGCTTCGGTTCGCGGACTAGACAAGATTGCCAAGAGAGCAGAAGTTGATGCCGATGCTCTAGCTGATGCCATGCTCAAAGTAGAAATCGGTGACGATTTGACCACCGAAGAGTCTGAGATTCTCAGCAAGGTAATAGCTTCACTTACACCTCAGCAAGAAGAAGTAGTTGAGGAAGCCAGTGAAGCTGAAGAGCCAGAGCTAAATCAAGCTATGCTGGAACTGAAGAAAAAGAAGCTTGAACTATTACTCAAAGGAATGAAATGAACAAGCAAGATGTAAAGAAGGTCATCCTAGAGGTTGCAGGCAACCCGGAGGCTGGTGTGATTGTTCAGCTTGCTGACAAGTGGGCTGAAGCTATTGTTGGTCTATCAACAGGTGAGTACAAGACTGATGCTCGTGACGGCGATGGAGACGGCAAAGTACAAGATGGTACTAAATTTGAAAGACCAGCCAAAGAAACCCGCGTATCTTCTCCGAAGGAAACTCGGTAATCAATAGGGTTTCAACCCCCCTGCATGCTACGGCGCAGGGGGGCTTTCCTTTTAAGTCAAGGGGTACTTTACAAGTACAATAGTAGTAACGGATGTGAGTTAGCTCTGCCGGAATAGCTGAGCGTAAGCGCCGCTAGTAATTGTAAATAACTACTAATAGGAGACATAAATGTCTGAGTTCATCAAGACTCAGCAAGAACTCCGCGCAAACCTTGTACGCCAGATTCAGGACACCATTGAATCTGCCGAGGAGCGTGGTGGTCTGGATGCTGAGGCTACTGAGAAGATTGACAGAATTGAGGCTGACATCCGCAAGGCGGACGAGGCAATTTCTGTCGCACAGCGTAACGAAGAGCGTATGGCAGAGGCTAACCTCGCCGCTCGCGGTTTCGTACCAGCAACTGAGGTTCGTGGAGATGACGAGATTCTTCGCCAGATTGCATCTGGTGAGGTTCG